TTAAGTTATATATAAAATACAACTTAAATATAATTTATATCTTGAATTATATTTAAGTTATATATAAAATACAACTTAAATATAATTTATATCTTGAATTATATTTAAGTTATATTTTATATATAAAATATAACTTATATATTTATACAACCCAAATATAAATATAAATATAATAGTATAATATATGTCATATCACGAGAGAAGAGACAGACACGAAAAGAAATCAAGATGTGGATGTAATTTAGTTTCAAATGAAAAATCAGGAGATAAATGTAATCAATGTAAAATTAAATGTTATACAAAAACAATACAATTTAGTGGAAAAGATATTGGAACAGATGAAGTATTAGGAATTAAATCAGTATCATCACCAACAATATCATTATTAAACATAAAAGTAACAAAATGGATTAATAGTAATGGAAAAATAGTAGGATTTGAATATTCAGGAGATAATAGTACATCAATACCAGCAATACAACAATTATTAGTTCCAACAAAAGTAGAATGTTTTATAGTAAAGACATGCACAAGAGAATATACATCTAATCCAAGAAGTTTAAGTGAAAATAGATGGGTATTACCAGAATATTATTTTGGAACAACAACAGATGAAGAAATAGTAGAAGTAACCTTTATAGTAAGTAGAGGACCACAATTACCATAAAAATATTATAATAACTAATTATTTATTATAATAAATTAAGAGTAAAAAATAACAGATTTTTCATTAATTTTTTTATCAATATGATCAAGAAGAATATTAATACCAACAAATTCATTATCACGGTTATTCATAATAACAATATCAGCATAATTCATAGTAGGTTCAACATAATGATCATTAGAAGGTAAAACATCTTTAAAATATCTATCTCTAACTTCAGTTCTATCTCTACCTCGTTCATGAATATCTCGTGTGATTCGTCTCTCATATCTTAATTCTCTTATAGCCCCAACATAAACTTTAAGATCAAATAATTGTCTAAGTTTAGGAACAAAGAAAATTAGAATACCTTCAACAATTATAATTGGTGATGGATTTAATTTAATAGTTTGATTAGTTCTTTTATGAATAGTAAAATCATAAATAGGAGAATTAATAAATTTACCATTACATAAATCTACTAAATGTGATATCATTAAATCAAAATCAATAGCATCAGGAACATCATAATTAGTATCTTGATTACCTCCAATATAATAAGAATCTTGACTCATAACAGTAACATAATTATTAATTTTATGAGAATCTTTTAATATAGTAGAAATTGTAGAATTTGCTTTATCAATAATCATTTTACAGGTTGTTGTTTTTCCTGAACATGAAGGACCACATACACCAATAATATAAGGGGATTGAGGAGTTTTAATCATATTTAGTTAATATTAAATGATATATTAAATAAATAAATAAAAAATCAAATTTTTTATAAAAATGTAAAGTAATTATATAGAATGGACTACGGTTCAGTAAAATTATATTTTGATTGTAATGAAAATAGACATAGTATAATTATAAAATTAAATCAACATAGAGTAGAAGGATGGGATTATAATAAATTAAGACATTTAGGAGTAGAACCAGAATATATAACTGGTATAGAAATAGGTCCAAATACAACAGTAGAAATATATAGTGGAGTAAAATTTGATTGTAATAGATGGACAATAAAGAATGATTTACATCATAAAAATAAATATATTGATTTTGCATGTGGAGAAAATTGTTATAATAAATGGTATGGAAAATTAAAATCAATTAAAGTATGGGAAGTTGGACATCATAAACAAAGAAATAATATACCTTATTGTGAATCAAATCATGATTGTCCTGATGATCATTTATGTTTATGTCCTCGTGGTGAAGCAAGAAATGAATGGTGTCCATTATCTAAAAGAAGATGTTTACATCGTTCAAATTATTTACAAAGCAAACCTAAAAATATAACTGATGGTGATTTAGTTGATACAAGATGTTTTATAGATAAGATAGAACATGTAAATAGAAGGTATGTAAGATTTAATGATATAAAATCAATGGCAGAAATGTGTTATGGAGAAGATATAATAGAACCAGAAATTACTCATCCTAATAAAAGAAATCCAGAAAGAGCAAGTCCAACTATACAAGAAACAAATGATCCTTATTTAACTGTAACTGATCCTAAATTATCAAATGTATTATATAATTATAATACAATAGAGGGTTTTAGTGTAAATTCGTATAATTATATGTTTATTTTGATGTTATTTATTTTTGTATTTATATTTATAATATATTTAATTAACAAAAAGAAGTTTAATTTTACTTCTTTTTAATATAAATATATTTGCAACACAAATATATTTATATTAAAAATTAATAATAAATATATATCTATTTATTTAATTAAATATATATCATAAATGGTTTATATACAATCATTTATGATCCCAATGATGTTAGTTTATGCGGTTGTTACTGATATAATAACGTTTCTATATAAAGTATGTAGAAAAATATATGATAAAAATTACAAAATAGAATCTAATTTACATAAAGTTATGTCTTATCCAATGTAATATTTAGATTTAAAAAATGAAAAGTAAATATATTGAAAGCGTTAAATACAAAATAAAAGCAATAAAAGCAATAAAAGATGACTGATAATAAGTCATATGAGACCCAAATTTCAGAACTAACGGCAGAAAATGATAGATTAAAGAGTATAAATAAAAAACTTAAAGAAAATCATAATTTTATTATTACAAGACTACATTTTATATTTCAAATTATAAGAAGACTAGTAGGGATAACTAATGGAGGATTTTTTCAGGAATGGACTGAAGTAAATTATGTAGTAGCAGATTTGTCAAATACAACGGAAAATACAATACATGAAGTGTGTAATTTATACAAACAAGTATAATAATATATATGATAAAAATTGAAAAATTAATTTATTGAAAAACTTAATATAATTTTATAATTAAATAGTTAAAAGAGATAGATACTATCTTTTAGATTTAGATGACTACCAATCCAAGTGTTGGTTTTGAGTATGCTATTCAAAACATAGAAGATTCTAATTATCAAGTATTTTATGGTGGTTATTATAATTTTATCCATGATAAAAGTAATGATAATAGTGATGATAATAACAACAATAGTAATTATACTACCATATATTATGATAATGATTGTGATGATATAATTGATGGAGGAACTTAATATTAAATAATTAAAAAGAATGATATATAAATAATATAAAAAAATTGAAAAATGATATTACTGAAAAATTCATTAATATATAATATTAAAAGTGATTAGTGTGGCAAACATACAGAAATCTTTCTGTCAAATTCAAATACCAACGATTGATGATGATAAAACCAACAAAGAAAATGATTGAATTTGTTTTTTTGATTAGTGTAGTCATTGTCAGCATATTTGTCATTTATAATGACTTAATAGAGTCAATGAAGACAAACCCGAGAACGACAAAACTAACAAAAAAAAATACAGTTGAATTTATTATTTTTTTCACAATAGTCATTCTTGGTGTTGTAGGTATTTTTATCAATGATTTGACAATGATACCAGCAACGACATCAATAATAACACTATTGAGTTTGACACAAAAAACAAAACGTTGTTATCGACACCAACATCAACAACGACAACGACAACAATGATACCTAAAAATTAGGTATTTTTCAATTTTTTAATTTTATAAAAAATTGAAAAATGATTGATGGAGAGTATGTCCCTTCAAATGATGACAATTGAAGGGTATATAACTAAAACTACTTATAACAAATAAATATTATAATTAACAAGAAGTAATATGTTTAAAAAATTGTATAGTATTTCTTATAACATAAACAATTTTGAAAAAAATTTTTATGGTGAATTATAATATGGAAAAATTATGTTTATTTATTATAAAAATATCACAAAAATAATACATTTGATTACTGATATTTATATATAATATATCATGATTATTATAAGAGTAAAATATTATCATATTTAATATGATAAAAAAATCATAAATAAATTATAGTATAATAGATATCATTTATATTTTAAATTGAATAAATAAAAAATTGAATAAATAAAAAAATAAGAATATAATAAATTAAATATTATATACTCTAATGCAATTTCACAATATTGGTCCAATTCCTCTAATTCCTATTACGCCAATAGAGAGACCTCATATAGATACATATCGTCATGAAATAATTGGAACAAATTTGACATCATATAATTTACAGCAAAAGGTTGATGAATTAACACAAAAATATAGTGATATGTCAGCAAAGATTGATGAATTAAATGGATTTATATCCGTTCTTCAACAACAGATTATTGATATGCGTAAAGAGATGCAGGAAAAGAAAGTTAAACCATAAAAGATTTAAAATGAGAGAAAATCTTAAATGTATCTAAAAGGTTTATTTTATATAATAATACAAATATTAAATTAATATTTATATTATTATATATTTAATAATTAGTATAAATGAATAACAATTTAAAAGAACGACCTAGTCCAAGTGAAAGTGCAACACTTTATAAAATTGGTACAAAGAAAAAAGGTAATGATGGAAATATATGGATAGTAGTAGAAAATATAAATGGTGTGAAAAGATGGAGAAAATATAAAGTTGTTAAACCAGAAAAAAGTCAAAAATCAGATGATAATGGTGATGTAATTGATCTTGGAATTTTAAAAGATTTTGAAATTACAAGAAATTATTCAACATTAGTACCAAAAACCAGACATATTGCAATATTAAAAGATAATAAATTAAATATTACAATGAGTAGTAAATATGTTGATGTTGCAAATGGTGAAAATATATCCATTAATCTTTCTAAAGTATATTTTGATAAATATAAATATAAATCACAACCAACATCATATAGTATTTCTTGTATTATTAAAAATGTATATTATTATATAAATATAATACCAAGCAAACATAAAAAAATAGCCGATGTATTGGAAGATGCCATAAAAAAATATAGTAACACGTCAAATGAATTGAAATATCCAATACTCAAAAAAATTACTGATCATCATTTTGGTGATATGATATTATTTACTCCAAAACAGTTAAAAGGAATGAAAAGTGGTGATAAATATTATATTGTTTGGGGACAAGATTGGGAAAAGGATTATTCAGGAAGATCAGGATTAGTTGTTTATGAATTTAAAAATTATGTTAAACAAAATAATAATATTAAATTAAAAGGCAAAATATATGGTTATTATTCAACATTAGAATTAACTGATGAAATAGATTTAGGTTTATTTGGTGGAAAATATTTTATGAGTGGTTCAGGTGGTGATCCAGTATATTTAATAACAAAGTTTCGTAAAGGTTTTGTTCCACCAAAATCATTGCCAAAAGCAAAAGTGTTTTCATCATAAAAAATATTTATATTAAGATATTTTTTTAAGATATTTTAACATTTTATAATTATTTTTTGTTTTATTTCAAAAATATTTGGAAGATTTGATATTTAATCTTCGAATAATCGGATATATTCGAATATATTTATAATCATAATAGAAATTCATAAGATTTCTATTATCCATAATTGTTAATGGTATTTCTCTTATTTAATTCTTACGTGGATCTATAACTTGATTAATTGAATAATAACCCAATCTTATTTTTTTGCTCATAATTTTTTTATTTGCTTTATTTAATG